ACGAACAAACAAAATCAAATTTAAAAAATTTACTATTAACTAAAAAAGGTGAAAGAGTAATGCAACCAAACTTCGGAACAGGATTATCATCATTACTATTTGAACAAATGGATGATAGTTTTGAAGAAAGGTTAAAAGAAACTATTACTAATAGTGTTAACTTTTGGTTACCTTATATATCAATTGAAGAAATTGATGTAAATATGACAGATGAGATGAAAGATAAAAACACAGCAGAACTTAAATTATCATTCACAGTAGGTAATCAAATAGAAACACAAGAAGTAACATTCACAGTAGAGGGGTAACGTATGGCATTAAATTCAGCAAACTTTAAAAGTAATAATGGTAGGGATATAAAGTATCTCAATAAAGATTTTTCTCAATTCAGAAATAATATTATTGAGTATGCTAAATCATACTTCCCAAAAACTTATTCTGATTTTAACGAATCTTCACCTGGTATGATGTTCATTGAAATGGCATCTTTTATTGGAGATTCTCTATCTTACTATACAGATGACACATTGAAAGAATCAATGATGTTATATGCTCAAGATGAAGAAAATGTATTAGCATTAGCAAAATACCTAGGATATCAACCAAAGGTAACATATCCTGCACTAACTAAATTATCTATATATCAACTTGTACCATCTAAATCTATTGGTGAGGGTAAGGTTGAACCTGATTACTCATATGCGTTAAGAATAAAACAAGGAATGGTAATCGAATCAAAAGAAGGAGTAACATTTAGAACAAGTGAAGCTATAGATTTCAATGATGATAGTGAAAGAGAAGTTAGTGTGTATCGAAGAGTTGATGGTACTAATGAGCCGGCTCAATATCTAATCAAGAAAAAAGTTAATGCAATATCTGCTAGAATCAAAGAAGTTGAAGTACAATTCGGTTCAGCTCAAGATTTTTCAAAAATACAAATTGCAGATAAAAATGTAATAGATATATTTGATGTACGAGATTCTAATGGAAACAAATGGTATCAAGTTCCTTATTTGGCACAAGAGATGGTTTATGTTGATTACCCAAATACAGAACAATATGATAAAGATTTAAAACAACATTCTGCTTCAGTACCAAGTGTTTTAAAATTATTAAAAACTTCAAGAAGGTTTACAACACAAGTAAATGCAGATAATACAACTACAATTATATTTGGTGGAGGTACTGCAACAAACGATGAAACACTAATACCAAATTTTAAAAATGTTGGGTTAGGGTTACAATCATCAATAGATAAATTAGGAGCTTCATTTGACCCAGCTAATTTCTTAAAAACTAAATCATATGGTCAAGCACCTTCAAATACAACACTAACAGTTAGATACTTAATTGGAGGAGGAGTTGAATCGAATGTAAAAAAAGGAGATTTAACTAGTATTACACAAATTCAATATGATGATGATTCTACATTGTTTACACCAACTGAACTAAAACTATATAATAAAGGTAAACAATCAGTTGCTGTAGAAAACGAAGTACCTGCTACAGGTGGTAGAGGTGCAGAAACGATTGAAGAAATTAGAGAAAACTCACTTGCAAACTTTGGTTCACAAAACAGAGCAGTAACAAGAAAAGATTATCAAGTAAGAGCACTTTCTATGCCAGCTAAATTTGGTGGAATTGCAAAAGCATATTGTGCACCAGATGGAGAACTTGATAATAACTCACCAACATCAATATTATCTAATCCTGATTCATTGGAAGAGTTTACAAGTTTAGTAACAGGACTTGGAGAAAGAAAGTTATCTCAACAAGAAATAAAAAATGAAGTAAAAAAGTTTTTATCTAGTAAAACAAATAATCAAACTGAAAAAAACAATCCATTTGCAATTAACTTATATATTCTTGGATATAATTCTAATAAGAATTTGGAAAGATTAACAAGTAATACTGCAATCAAACAAAACTTAAAAACATATCTAGGAGAATACAGAATGTTAACCGATGGTGTTAATATTATAGATGGTTATATAATCAACATAGGTGTTGATTTTGAAATTAGAGTTTATGGTGGATATAACAAAAGAGAAGTTCTTACTAAGTGTATAGGTGAACTTAAAGAATATTTTAATATCGATAATTGGACTTTCAATATGGCAATTAATATATCTGAAATAGAATTATTATTGGCAGGAGTAGAGGGAGTACAATCAGTACCTAAATGTGAAATTACTAATAAATGTAATGGAAGTTACTCTACAAATTCATATAATATATCACAAGCAACAAAAGGTAAGATGGTATATCCATCAGTAGACCCTTCTGTGTTTGAGATTAAATTTCCAAACAAGGATATAAAAGGGAGGGTTGTATAATGTATTATTTCGTAACAGCATCAAAAGATTCAACAATTTATTTACAACAACCTACTCAAAATACAGGTAGGGATGAGATATTAGAAATATCTAAAACTTATTATGGTAACTTAAAAGATGTAGCTCATACGTTAATTAAAATAGATACCACTCCATTATCTGCTTCTATTGCAAGTGGTGAAGTAACAATGAGTTCGGCTCATTTAATACTTAACGAAAGCGAAGGAAGTGAAATTCCTACTGATTATACAATTTATGCATATCCTATTTCTCAATCTTGGGATGTGGGAATCGGAACACGATTTGATGATATATCAACTGATGGATGTAGTTGGAACAAAAGAACAACAACTACTAATTGGTTAGGAAATGGATTTGCAAGTGGAACGACTGGTTCGTTTAATGGAAAGGGAGGAACTTGGTACACAGGCTCATCATCATCTCAAGAGTTTTCATATTCAACAAGTGATATTAGTATGAATGTATTACCTTCGATTACTTCTTGGATTGCTGGTACTATACCAAATCAAGGTTGGATTCTAAAACACGATTCGGTTAAAGAAAATGATACAGTTGATTATGGCCAATTAAAATTCTTTTCAAAAGAAACAAATACTATATACCAACCTAAGTTACGAATTGGTTGGGATGATTCATCATTTATAACTGGTTCTCTTAGTGCATTAACTGCCGATGATATTCATGTAACATTTAAAAGACTAAAAACAGTATATAAAAGAGGAAGTAAACCTACAATTAGAGTTTTTGGAAGAGAGAAATACCCCCTTAAAACCTATACCAACGAGTATGCTTATACTGATGTAAAATACTTACCAGCAACCACTTATTATCAAATTAAAGATATAGTAACAGGTGAAGTAGTAGTACCATTTAACGATAACTATACAAAGGTTAGTTGTGATGCAATCGGTAACTATTTTAAATTAAATTTAAATAACTTTGAATATAATAGAGATTACTATATTGAAATAAAAACTGTAAGAAGTGGAGTGGTAGAATATTTTAGTGATAAAGATTTAACATTTACAGTAGAAAAGTAAAGAGATGGCTTTAAAGGATAAATTTAGAATTGATGAACTTGTCAAAAAGGGTTCAAAGGCAGTTCGTAGAGATACGAAAGGACATATTCTTGTCAATAAAATAGATGGTAAAGAAATCAGACCTGATGAAAAGAAAAAAGAAGTTCCATTTGGAACTAAGCCGATAAAAAAATCCAAACCAATATCCCCTAAGTTAAAAGAAGAATTAAACGAACAGCAAATTCCTATAAAAGTAGAGCAAGAATCATATGGAGGAGAAACATCAGCTGATTTAGTAAAACCTAAATATAATGAAGAGGAATTAAAAAAGGCAATTGATGTAAAGGTAGATGAGTTAATAAAAAAACGTAAATTAAATAAAAAAGATTATATCTTAAAATCAAGATATGATAATTTACAAGAAAAATATGATGCAGCTCAAGATGAAATACGAGAATTAAATTTACAAATATCAACATTAGAATCTGAAATAGAAAGCCTTAAATCTCAATTAGATTTGGCATTAGAAGAATTGGATTCTGCGAAATTACAACAATCTGCGGCAGAAAATGAAGCAGCTCAAACAAATGCAAGATATTCAGATTTACTTGGAGATTTTTCAACTGCAATTATAAAAGGTACGAAAGAGGGTATTGAAAGAGTTTCTTTGGCTGCACAAGTTAGAGGTTTACAAGCTCAAAAATATACCTTGAAGGAATTACTTGAAGCTCAAAAAGGAATAGTAGAAAGTTTACAAGCGGCAGAAGCGGCTGAAGAGGCACAACAAGAAGAAACTGCTATATTACGTTCATTAAGTGGACCTCCTAATTCATATAAACAAGAAGGTGATTATGCGTGGAAGATACCAGAAAATAATGTTAGAGACCAAGAAAAACTTGATGAAGGAAGAACATTCTACTTTAGGTCAAATAGAAAAAGTTGTGGTTGGGCGAATGGTAATGATTTAGAACTTTTCAACTTCAATGATGAAAAAGAAGTATCATATTCTTTTACTGTTGTAGCTGATGCCGGTGGACATGATGACCCATGGATTGGTTTTAGTAAAATGTCAGGAACAATACCAGCAAGAAGTGGTAGTACTCCTGGTAAAGTAACATTAACTGCAACTAAAGTTAGAAATGTATCTTCACCAAAAGGAAGAAGAAAAAAATTCAATGATAAAATTACTCTAAAGATAGATGGAACAACGTTTGATATGTTAGGAAGATTTTATAGAAAATTAAGAAGTGGTGGAAAAGGTAATTAATAAATTATGGCAATAAAAGATTTTAAAAATATTGTAGATAGGAAAGGATACTTAGTTGATTCCGAAGATAGAAAGGTATTTGAAAAAGAAATATCTAAATCTAACTTTGGGTTGGGGTGTGCTGATGTAATTGAATTTATACTATATGATATAAACAATAATCAATTGCCACAAGGTGATACTGGTAAGTTAGTAAGATACATATATTTAGATGATGAAAAATCAAAAGAATATTTTTTAACTTTACCAACTAATTCTTTTACTAAGAATACAAAAGATTCACAAGAATTCGTAGTTGACTTAGAAAGATTAATTAAAGATGCTGGATATTCAAATGGTAGTTTTAAAACACAAATAACTTTATTAAACCGAAGAGTTGGTACTGAGGAAGTTGAATCTAACAAAATGTGGATACATGAAATATCAGCATCAAGAACAGAAGTTAGA